ACGACAAGATTTTCAGGTGAATAATCAAGTGGAATAAAACTAGGAAACGCAAAATCACACGTTGTATATACTCCATTTGGATCATCTAATAATAAATTCCTATTACCAGTATTCTTTATATCACGATGTTGATAAGTACAACCAGGAACATCAATATCAGGTGGTTTAGTTACATTTACATAATGCTGACTATAGGGTTCTGGGATCTCTGGAACGTATATTTCAGGAATATATATTTCAGGGATTTCAGTCATAAGCATCTCTTGGTAAATAGACTTCTACAAAAGAATGACACTTTGGGCAGGAAAGATTAGTTACCATACTATATTCAGCAGAAGATGATGGATAATCTTCCTCATCTAAACTATGATCACCGCCCCAAATCAATTCGGTTTTGCAATGCCAACAGTTCATGTCTAAGATTTAGGAATCCGTAATGATGGCCCTGTTGTTTTAGGTAGAGACTTATTTAATACGTTTGGCATCATTCCCCGAACCTCTCCAAGAATCTGATTCATTATTTTTGTTTGGAATTGAGGAGAAGTAAGGTACTTATAACCAAAATAAGAACCACCTAAAGTGCTGGTGATAAGAACAAATGAAGCTACACTTAAAATGTTAGCTATTTTTTGAAACATGATAAAATCTGCAATTATTAGAGCTATGTCAGTTATGACATTAGCTACATTACTGCTAATTATAGGTCTATCTCCTCTCTACGTCACTTTAGGACTGTTACAACGTCAAATAATAGAGAAGAAAAGTTAAGCTTTTGCTTCTTTTGCATCTGAGGGTTTAAGTTCTTCTTCTTGATTTTTTGTAGATAATAACTGTGCCTGTGCGTCTTTTACTCCTAAGATTGCACCTTGAATCCTGTCCTCATTTTTACAGGCAATTTCAAAAGCACGTTTGGCTTCTTCTTTTTGAGTTTGAATAGCAATAAGCTGTTGTTCGTACTGCTTGATTAGATCATCTAAAGGGTTGGTCATTAGTCTGCCTCCTCTGCTGTATTTCCCTCGGCTACCCATTTCAAGTATTCTTGGTAATCGCTGTTTGCTTCGTCAAATGGAATACAAACTACTTTACCGCTTCCATCAGTTAAAGTTACAGAACTTGGTTCTGATTCTGTACTGTGTTGATTTAATTTGTAGATAGCCATAATTAAAGTTCTGATTTAAAGGCAAGAGAAGCACTTGCGTTGTGTGTTCTAACATATTTTGCTTTACCAACTGTCCCAGAGTCGGCTGTTGCATAAATACAAGCACGAGAAGTTGTAGCTCCAAATATTGACCAATTTCCGTCAATAAAAGCGTTTGAATCTCCTCCTCCTAAAACTGCAAAATAATCTCCTCCAGTAACTTGTTCTAGTGAGGGTGCTGCTCTCATTTCAGTTGGAAAGTCAACTACCACGTCAATTTCAGTAGTTGTAAAATTAAAACCAAGACCTATAGTTTGTGTATTACCATTTACTATCTGTTGATAATATCTCTGACATCTAGCCAGTTCATCTCCATAAGACCTGTGTTCAAAATCTGTAGCAACGCCTCCTACTTCTAACTGTACTCCTGTAATATGCCATTCATTTGATGTTGAATCTGCTAAGTTTACATTTGAACTTGATACTCTGTTCCCACCTACTTTTGCTGCCCAACTAGAAGTATTTACAGTTCCCGAAGTATAATTACTTCCACCAGCTAACCAAATATTTATGCCTAATGATTGAGCGTTATTATTATCAAAAGCACCTGTTGTATCCGCAGGGTAAATCAATTCATAACGATTCCAGTTTGCATCTGATACTGTAAAAGTTTGAGTGGCTATTCTATTGTTATCGTAATCTTGTAGTTCAACAGTATAAACACCAGATTTATTTGTTTTTACATAAAATGAAAGTGCAAATTGTTTAGCAGCAGAAGTACCTTTTGCAAATGAAAAAAGATTTTGACCTTCTAGTTTTTGTCTAAAGAAAATGTAATCACCAGCACCTAGAGATGCATCAGCAGTAGTGCAATCTAATTTAATTGAATTTGCAAATTCATCTGGGGCTTCAGTAGATTGTGAAACACTCCAAGTCCCCCCATTATTCATTGCTAAATTCCACCTATCTAAAGTGTAGTCATTTCCATTCAAACCAGTTTGATCTCCTCTTTGATTTATCTGTGCTGCTCCGTTAATTATTAAATTACGATTACTTAAATTGTTAGTGATATTCGCTGTACAAGTGCCGTCATTAGCAAGGGTTACAGCATCTCCTGATGCCCCTGTGTGCCTAATGCTATTAACAATTAATCTACTGCTCATGGCTTGGGATTAGCGTCTTTAACTTCTTTAATGTGGGTTGCCCACGTTCCAGTTGTATCTAGTTTACCTGCAACAATATCCTTGTACAACATATCTAACTGATCTCCCAAAGAAGCATAGACAGTAGAACCATTTGTTGTCCTGTCAGTTTTGTACTTAACAGCAGCAGCTTCATCATCTATAGCTTTCCTTGCTGTATTTATTTTGGATTGGACAAGTTTAACAGAGTTTCCATCTTTATCGAACGCTCCAGCAGAATCATCAATAGTAACAACTGTACCTGCGTATGCTCTGTAAATAGCTTCGTGATCTAAGGCCATAATAGTTTTTCTTTAATTATAGAAGATAGCCATTAAGCTGCTACCTCCTGAACTGTTATATAATTTGGCAGTCTTTCATTGGTATTGTTGTTAGTGTCAGATACAGTCCTACCAAAATAAAAATTACCAGTTGTACCTAAACCTACTACTCCGATTTTATATGTTATTGCTGTGCTTGCTGACTGACTAGGAGAATCTAAATATGGAGGCATAACACTGGTAGATGCTGTTGTAGATTGATCGTCACCATGATAACCTACAGGCATCATAAAAGTTATACCGAGTCTATTACCCATATCAGATGCGTAACCTACATTTATTGATGTAGTAGTACCGCCAATTACTCGTCTTAAAACAAAACCTATATTATGATCATCTGTACTAGCTTCACCACCAATTGAAGCTGATATTAAAAATTTTGAATTAGCTGCTGTTGAAGTAATTGTTACTGTAGCTGGAGTATCAACTATTGTCCCGTTTTGAACAGCTACAGAAGTGGTTTCTGATACCACATTGGTTGCAACAACCTGAATAATATTACCTGACTTTGGGTTTGTTGTTGTCAGTACCGTTCCATCAGCAGTCGTAGGTAACGTAATAACACGATCATCTCCTGTTGACGAAGGTGCTTGAAAACTTACTGAACCACCACCTGATGCTGCGTTTAGCTTTATCTTTCCTGTCATGCTGCTACCTCCGATACTGTTATAGAAGAAGAACCAAACATATAGAATGCACTATCAGCACTATTATTAGGTCTATTAATCCAACTAGAATAACTACTATAAATTGATGACCATTGTATTTTATAAGTTAATGCACTTGTTGAACTTGGTGAATCTAAAAACTTGAATACTCCATATCTAAGAGCATATTGATGAGTCGCTGCGTTAGGACTAGCAAGACCAAAACTAACATTAGTTTGATTTCCTGTTCCTCCTGTCCCAAGACCTATAGCTGTCGAATCTCTAAGAACTTTAAATGCTTGGAAAGAATCTGCTTGACCACCACTACAAACACAACATTCAACTAAAATTTTATTTGAAGTTGATGCTGGTGTAATAGATACTGATAATCCAGAAATATCTGTAAAAGTAGCACTTGTTGACGTAGCAGTATCAGTTTTAACTGCTTGTTTTACTTGAATAATAGACCCACTAGACATCGCTGAGTCTGGTAAGGCTGCCAAACCTGTTACTACTCCTGTATTTCCGTTGATTGATACTGGCATTTAAACCACCGTAAATGTTGAACCAGAAGGTACAGTTAAAGTATAAGTCCCCATTGAAAAAGGACCAGCTACCATACCATTTTTATTAGTACCAACTGTAATATTTTCTCCTGCTGTTGCAGGATTTTGAAAAATAGTATCTGTTTCCCCTCCAGCAGAAATAGCATTAGTAGATGCAGCAGTTATTCTACCCTGGGCATCAACTGTTATAGCTGGAATAGCAGTTGCCGATCCATAACTACCTGCACTAACAGCAGTATCAGCAAGTCCAGCAGCTTGAGCTTTAGTTAGTCCCATTAATCAGCCTCCTCTGCGGTGTTACCTTTTGATACCCATTCTAGGTATTCTTGGTAGTCAGTATTTGTTTCATTAAATGGAATAATAAATGTATGAGTTCCTTTTGTAGTCATCACTTGATCAACAACATTACCTTTAATCTCATTTTTTATTAACTTATAAATTGGGTTTGTTGGATATGCCATAGTTAAATCTCCGCACTAAAGGCTAAATAAGCTGCTGAATTAGCAGTTACTGTATGAACAGCTTTTCCAGCACTCATATTCTCTACCCCACCAGCATTATTAGATGAAAATATACAGTTATTATTATTGTTATTAGTTATTGAAACAAACTGATTAAAATTATCTCCTGTTCCATTAGAATAATGAGCATAATAATTAGTACCTGTAACGTGATCTATTGACGGATCTGCCCTCATTGGTACTGGAAAATGTATAGCATTAAAAACATAATTATCTGTGTAAATACTACCAGCACCGATAGGTTTACCATCTCCACTAACATGTAAATAATAGTACCTCTGACATAAAGCAAGTTCTTGACCATATGACCTGTGTTCAAAATCCGTAGCAACGCTGCCTACTTCTAGCTGTACACCTGCAATCTTGACATAATTATTAGTTGAATCAAAGAGATCTATATTGCAATGTCCACCCCTTTGTGAATTTGATAAAGTACTCCAAGCAGCACTTGGAGTTGCAGAGGCATAAGTTCCAAATGCACTATATACAATGTCAAAACAAAATGCTTTTTGAGAACCAGATGTCAAAGCTTTACTTGTGTCTCCTGTTATTGTTACTGTTTTCTTTTCCCAAGTACCTGCACTACTTATTGTTTGTTGAACTTGATACCCTGCATCAGGGTTTTGTTCGTTTTCAAAGTTAACTTGAAAGTTACCTGTTTTATTACACTTTATCCAAAAACTTAAGGTTACAGTTTTTGCGTTTGAAGTTCCATAATTAAGAACTTGTGAATCAGTACCTTCCATTCTGTAAACCGTCATTAAGTAACGGTCAGCATGAGAAGTAGTTGATGTTATAGCATATTCCAGACTATATTTAAATCCATACCCATCAGGAACATCTGATGCTTGAGTGATTGACCAAGTTCCATTATTATTATCATTCATTTGAGTGTAATATCTATCCAAACCATAATATCCACTTTGTACTGCACCAGTTTTATCTCCTCTTTGATTAATCAGCATTGAACCATTATGATTCAAGCGTCTATTACTTAAATTATTAGTTATATTCGCTGTACACGTTCCATCGTTAGCCAACGTGATCGCATCACTTGATGCACTTAGTCCCTGTAATGCTGCAACTTTTAATTTACTCACCCTGCTACCTCCATTGCTGTTATACTTGATGAACCATTTTTATTATGCGACTGTGCATTAACCTTCCAATTACCGCTACTACTTTCTATTCTCCCTACTAATTTATACTGTAATGCAGCCGTAGAATTAGGACTGTGTAAGTATGATAGAGATACAGTTGATACATTAGCTTCTGTATTACTGTCAGTATTTGAATAAAGTTGCTGTATTGTATTTGTATTTAAATTTCCTCCTGTTCCAGCACCAATCAAGCTAAACGAACTACCACCATCAGAACTAAAAGATAATCCGATTTGTACTACACCTTTTGTCCAACTTTGTCCTGATAATATTACATCATAGCGAATAAGGATTTTATTTGAACTTGATGCAGGGGTAATTGTTAAATTTAAACCTGTTATATCAACATAACTATTACTTGTTGAACTGAAAATATCATTTTTATATCCTTGAACGACTTGAAGAATATTTCCTGACTTCGGGTTCGTAGTCGTTAATATCTCTCCATCTGCATTTCCTGGAACTGTAATAGTTCTATTGGCAGCAGGGTTAGACGAAGGAGCAGATATTATTACCCCATTCCCACCGCTATGTAATAACTTAAGTGAACTCATGATTTAGGGTACTTGTCTTTAATAGCTTTTATAGAAGCCTTCCAAGCATCTATTCCATTATGATAGATGTCATCAAGCTGTTCTTCAAGTCTTGGATATTCTGCTCTTCTTTTAGATTTATATGAATCATTTTCTAAATCCCAAGCATCTTGTAATGCCTTTAATCCATCAGTACATTCTTTTTCTGTTGGTTTTGTACCACCATCATGCACTATAAGGTTTGCATAAATTTTATTTTTAGAATCTGACCACCCAAACCATTGTCCTGTACGAACAGTAATGAGGTAATCTTCAATGTGATCCGATCTGCCATCTCTTCTCATTATGTTTCTCCTATTTTTATACAAGTAAAGCCAGTTATTTGGGCATTAGAGTTTCCTAAAAAATTACACGTACCAGAAGAACTTGCTCTCCAAGCAAATTTAAAATTAGAAGTACTTGTAACATCTACAATAATATCAAATGCATAAGATGTATAAGTTGTACTTCCAGAATTATAAGCAGAACCATAGCTTTCACCACGATATGTATAGCTTGAACCCCCATCTGTAGTCATACGATAGTGAACTCCTATGTAGCTATCTCCATTACCTGTTCCAGTTCCTCTAAACATTATTAAGTACTTTCCTGTAGATGGAAAACTAAACACACCGCTTGACTCAGATAATCCTGTTCCTATTTTCTCAAACTCATTGTCGTTTCTTTCCCAATTTGCTGTGATATCATTATCACCATTATTACTTAAAGTAGTATTTAACCTCCATTGATCTGCTTCTGTTATTCCTTTAGCTGAACCACTAGATTTTGCTGCTGTTACAGCATTGTTAGCCAACATATCGGTATCTACTATTCCGTCAGGCAGACCTCCTACCGAGATTCCTGTAACTGTTCCTGTTCCGTTAACAACTATCGGCATAATTTACCTCCTAAACAATAACATAGCGTGAACCTGATGGAATTGTAACTGTTACTCCATTTGCTATTGTTATATCTCCTGCACTTAAACCTGACTTATTTGTAGTCATAGTGTAATTATTTGAAATTGTTAAAGCATTTTCTGTTACGCAACCATCAGCTTTCTGTGACGAAACTCCTGTTAATGCTGATCCATCAATAGCAGGTAAAGCACCTGTTAATGCTGATGAAGGTAAATTGGTTAAACTCGCACCAGAACCACTAAATACAGTCGCAGCTAATGTTCCTGAAGAAGAATTAAATGTAAGGTTCGATCCAGACTTTAATGCTAAATCTCCTGTCGCTGCGGTAGCAAACAAGGGGAAACAAGTAGTATCGGAACTCTCATCTGCAATCGTAGAAGTACTCGCATTACCAACTGCAACTTGAGTTCCCATATTAACAATGAAATATGTAGCACCACTAGGAGGAGCAGAATCGAAAATAATATCTGTACCGCTAACAACATATCCCTCTGTCATATCTCCTTGCCCAGTACCATCATTAGGCTGCTGCATTACACCATTGATAGATACTCTTAAAATTTCTGCATTAGCTGGTGTTACCGCATCACTTGTTCCCTTAGTAACTAACTTAAATCTATAAGCAGAACCATTAAATGTTGCAGAACCTCCACCAGTTCCAGATGATGATGCTATAGCCAATAAATCTGCTGCACCTGTTGTACCTCCACCAATCTCACCCCAAGAACCACTCTGATAACCTTCAAATTTACCAGTAGTAGAGTTATATCTAAAATCACCATTAGAAGGAGAACCATCTCTCTGTCCTGTAGTACCAGAAGGAACTCTTATAGAAGATGTGTAATTATGAATTACTTTTCCTGTAAATGTTCCACCTGTGTCTGGAATACCACCTGAATCTACTGCCCACTCTAGATTAGTTGGAGTTGAAGCATTGGCTTTAAGTATCTGGTTCGCTGTAGGTGCTGCTGCTGGTAACGAAATAGTATAACTAGCTTCACTACCCTTATCAGTTGCTCCCTTAATTCCTACATAAGCAGAACCATTAGAATCTGCCTCATATAACCTGACTTCCTTTGCATTATCAACAGCAAGATTATCTGTAGTTGTTATTGCTCCAGAAGCTAAAGAGGTAAGCGTTCCAACAGAAGTAAGGCTTGAGGTAACAACTGTACTTTTTAATTCTGTTCCTGTTAAAGTTCCTGCTGCTGCCGTTACTGTAATATTTCCAGTTCCATCAAAAGAAACTCCATTAATTGTTCTCGCAGTAGCTAAAGCCGTTGCTGTAGCAGCATTACCAGTACAAGAACCAGAAGAGCCAGAAGCATTACCTGTTACGTTTCCAGTTAATGCACCTGCAAAACTCGTAGCGGTAAGAAGTCCAGAAGAGGGATTATAAGTTAAGCCAGTATCAGTTTCAGCACCTTGAGTTCCAGTAGCACCATCAACAAAGACAGGATAAACTGTCTCATCTGTTGAGTTGTTGGCACTAACAGTAACATTAGTAGCTTCTGTTGCAGTAGCAGAATTTCCTGTGCAAGAGCCTGAAGATCCTGAAGTATTTCCAGTTACATTACCTGTAAGATTCCCTGTGACGTTACCTGTAAGGTCTCCTGTAACATCGCCTGTGAGATCCCCTGTAACATCACCAGTTAAATCTCCGACAAAACTTGTAGCAGTTAACGCTCCAGAAGATGAATTAAAGGTAAGATTCGTTCCTGTCTTTGGTGGTAAATTACCTGTCGCAGCAGTCGTAAATAAGACATTACAAGTAGTATCAGATGACTCATCAGCAACAGTTACATTAGTAGCAATAGCAGATGTACCTGTAAAATTAGTCGCAGATAAAACCTGTGTACCAGCTACCTTTAATACCTTCCCAGAAGCAAGATCAATATGTTCAGAACTTGTCCACGCATCTGTAGAATCTACCCAATTCCAAGTCTTATCTCCATCTGTCGAATCAATAGTAATACCAGCACCATCTACAGCAGCATCATTTCCATTTCCCTTTGCAATTTCAATATTCTTATCTTTTACAGTTAAATTTGTTGTGTCTATTGTTGTTGTCGTTCCAGAAACAGTTAAATCTCCTGGAATTGTTACTAAACCAGCAGAACTAATAGTTAAACGACCAGAACCTCCTGTACTAAGAGTTAATGTATCTGATCCTCCACTAATTCCTGTATTTGGATCTGAATTAAAACTAAATGATGGAGCAGAAGCACTTCCATCAGGTGCTTTGCTTAATAAATCTGCATAAGTTATCTTTTTATTTTTATCAGCACCAGTTCCACTTTGGTCAACTATTGGAAGTACGTCCGTACTTGCAGGTGCAGTTAAAGCTGTAAATTCTGATATTTTGCGGTTTGTCATAATTTAAAACTTAATTACATACATTAAAGCAGAGTTTTTAACACGAACCTCAGCCCCACCATCATTAGCGTTAGAAACACTAATACCCGTTGTTTCAGATGAAGTTCTACCTACATTTGATTCACTTGATTGAGCAACTATATTATATGCTTCATTCTTGTTACCAGCCCCAGTACCAGATGAAGGGAAGTTACTACTACTTAAGTTACTATTGTATTGACGTTCTCCAGCATTTCCTGACCTAAATGAATAATGATAATGGCCTGTATCTGTAATGCTTGCTGTGTGATTGTGTGATTTGTTTTGATCTGATTGAGTAGAAGCAAATGACCTTCCATCATCTCCAGTTCCAGTTCTATTATTAGCCCAACCTCTTACAAATTGGCCTCTAAGATCAGGAAGATTAAAAGTAGAAGAACCATCTCCAGATCCCCATGTTGTTGCAATCGTGGCAAATAAAGCAGCATACGTTGATCTACTAATAGCAGCACCATTACATTCTAAATATCCAGAAGGAACAGTAGTTGTAGCTAAATTAAAGACAGAACCGACAGGAACACCATTAGCAAGTTCTCCCCAAGCTGTTCCGTTATATCCTTCAAAACCAGCAGTAGTAGAATTAAATCTTATATCTCCAGTAGCTCCTGTTGGTCTTTGTGCTGTTGTTCCTGATGGTAACTGTAATGACCCAGTACCAGACATAACAATATCTCCGCCTGATGTAACCGTTCCAGAAAATGTAGGTGATGCTTTAGTTGCTAATCCTAAATTATTAGCATCTGTTAGATCTCCTAAAGTTAACCAACCATTATTAGCAGCATTTCTAATTTTTAATAAATTATTTGATGTATCAGCCCAAATTTTATAAGCAACAGTAGTAGAGGGAGCAGAAGAACCACTATTAGATGATTGAATATCACCTAAACAGAGATTTAAGTCTGCTCTAAAAGTCGCTCCTACTGCATTTCCTATATCAAAATCATGTGTATTACTCATTTATGTAACCTCCTTACCAAAGCCTGACGCTGCCCATACAAAGGATCTAGCAACTGCTGAACTTCCATTTTTAAATGTGACTTTAAAACCTGTCCTACTTATATTAGCAAGTTCAAAGAAATCCCCTGATTGTTGTGTTGTTGGAGTCACTACTACTTGAGGTGTATTTTTAAATGGATTAGTGAAAGATACAGTATATTGTGATGATCCAGTAGTAACTGGAGTTGAAATACTTTCTGTTCTTCCTTGTAATTCTAGTGTAGCTCCTAACTCACTTATCGCTATATTTTGGTTAGTGTCACCACTTGTTAATATTGCTTTAAACTGGAAGGCTCTACCTGTAATTAATACATTACTAAATTCTTTATAAGCACTCCAAGTAGGAGAACCAGAAGGATCATCATTTGTAGATCTTACATACACAGCAGCATTACATTTTGCAGCTTCAGTTGTTCCACCAACAGCATCAATATATCCCCAACTATCAATCAAATCTGTTCTGTCATCAAACAAACTGTTTAAGATAAAACTACTTGCTTTTAAGGTTTTTCTTAAATTAACGTCATATGGCTGCGTTAAATCTACAGAATTAGCAAAAGAATATTCCCCAGAAGTTTCTGTTGCATTATTTGTAACTACTAATTTTAAAGCATCTAAAGAAGAATCATAAACTGTATCCGATTTTGAACCTGTAAAGTTAGCAGTATGCTCATCAATCGTTCCAACAACAAGCCTTTCCGAAGGTGCTGGTAACGTAGTTGTTATTCTTGTATTATTCCAATCTGAATCTTGTGATCCAGGAGCAGGTGATTGTCTACCACCATCATCCTCAAATTTAATTAAATAAGTTCCCTCTAATAAAGGAACTATTTTCTGTGTTTGGCTACCTGCTGCTGCAACCACAATCTCCTGTGCATCTTGCCATTTCGCTCCTGTAGTCAAAGAAGAATGTCTGATTAGAGTTTTACCACCTAACAAAACATCAAGTTCTGTGGCACGATTCCAACTTAATATTGCACTTGACTCGTCTATAGGGAGTAAAGTTACACCACTAACATTACTTGGAAGAGCAGTTTTACCAACAGCAACAAAAGGATCTAAAGCATTAGGTAAAGTTGATCTAAGACCTGACGAACTAACGCTGTAAACCTCAATCGTATAATTACCAGCAATAGTATCTAAAATCTCATAACTTTTAGCACCTTCTACAGTTCTAGATACATAGTTACCTTGTTCATATCTCCATCTGACATAGACATTATCAGTAGCAGTAGTCCAACTTACAATGATTTTTACCCTTGCAATACCAGTATTTTCATAAATAACTTCTTGTGCTGTTACACCTGTAGGAGATTCTGGAGCAACATCTAAATTAGTAACATCTCTAGGAATAAGAGCAATTCCACTTTCTATATGATTGTATTTTCCTGAGTTGTATTGACTCGCAGTAATTGTATAAGTTGATCTATCTTGTTCCTTAACTTCTAATACTCTCCAAGTAGAAGTCAAAATATCATTTGTTTGATAAACCCAAACACTATTGACATTAGGAGCACTTGAAAAGTGTTGCCCTAGATTAACTACACTACCTACTATTGAAGTAACTGTTTTATTCTCGACACTACCATCAGCAAGAACAGCAGATAAAGTAGCTCCTATTTTATAAGTTAAATCTGTTGTATCATCTACTGTCACAGAATTAGTAGTAGCAGCCGTAATACGACCTCCTCTACGTTCTCCACTTCTTACAGGATCAGCTATTTCGATAATCTGTCCAGGTCTAACAACAACTCCTGCATCTATAGAAGTCGCAAAACTAACAACTTCACGCTCTACATTTTCCATATAGAGCAACCATTTAGCTAAACGATTAGCTTGACCTCTACTTGTACAAGCAAAAGCATCAATATTTTTAACTATTGTTCCATAACGAGTCTGGTTTGCAGTATCAATAACCTCTTCATAATTTATATCTCGTAAATCTAAATCTAAATATTTAGAAATAACTACGGTAGGTCTTGTTTTTTGACTTGCATTTGAATATGTAAATCCTGGTTCTAATACATTAGCAAGAGTAAAAAGATAACTGGAATCTTTTGGAGCATCTTGGGCAATAGTTAAGCTACCAGCCTGATAATATGGCATAGCTCTAAACACAGAACACATCTGACTAATTACGTTATACGCTTCTTGTTGATTTTGAATTGATACATTACAACTAAATCTAGGCTCTGTATTACCTGTACCTGTCCCATCATCTATTTGAGTAGAACAATAAAGAGATGCTTGATAAAAACTAAACTTATCTAAGTCAGCCTCCGCAAGATGAGCACCTAATCCATATCTAGAAGATGTTAAAAGATCATACAAACACCAAGCAGGATCATTTGTATATTGTGCGGCCCCTAATGTCCCATTAAAAGTACCAGTATAAGACAAGCTACCATCTGCCCTTACTGTTGCATTATGAGGAATTTTTACTTTTATACCTTTAACTAGATATTTTCTTGTAGGGATAGAACTAAACTGTTCGGCATCAACCTTCAACCCTACTAATGCACTATTAGGATATGTCCTTTGATCATATTTTATTTCTACATAGTTAGGAAAATGAAACGCATTACTTAGTTTCGCTGAAGTACTGTCAGCAGTAATTCTAGTAACTTTTATATTGACAGGAAAAGCACCATCTAGATTAATTAAATACTCTCTAAGGTAAACATCAGGAGTTCTACCTGTGATTGTTCCAGCATTACCAGACACGACAGTTGAATAAGATCCTCCAGAATATTGAACCTCAATTTTTAATTCAATTGACGTACCAAAAATATCTCCCTCATCACTAATTTTTTGTAACGCAGGAACAGTAATTGTTAATGCAACTGCATCAACATCTGAATCTGTAATCTGTATAATTTTCGGTGTTGATTGAGGAACATCAGCAAAACCTGTATTTTTTGTTGTTGAAATATTTCTAGTTATAGGAATTACTGTCTGGTTAGATGTTCCATTTCTTACTTCGTAACTAACATCTTTAAAATTAAAAGTACCATCAGCATCTTGTAATGGTGTGTTGTTTAAAAATATAGACTTCGCTCCATCAACTAGCCCTCCTATTTCTCCCTCTCCGATAAGATCAAGAACTCTAGCAAAACTTTTAGAATCTAAATTATCTTTAGCTTCGGTAGGAGTTTTATTACCTCCACCACCACCTTTTCCTCCACCACCACCTCCAATAATCTTAGTCATACTTCTACCTGCTCAGTCTCAATACCAGCCGATACTACAATAGAACCAGTCAATGTAGTTCCGTAAATGACAGGAACAGCTACACCAGCACGACTTGTATTTTGTATCCCACTAAAATTAAAAGATAAACGAGGATCTTGTTCTCTTTCTGGGATCGTTTGTACAGGAGTAAGCATTTGTGCAACACCAGAAAAAGCTAAAGCAAGTCCAATATTTCCTATTGTTGCTTGAAACATACTATATCCTTCTACTGCTTTAAATCCTCCCCACCCTAATTGAGCACCAGGGAACAAAAATGCAGCACCAATAAAAAATGCTCCCCATAAAAACCTCCTAAATCCTCTTCCTGCACCTCCAATAATAGGGATAATTTTTAAATCTTCCTGTCCATTAGGATAATGTAATTCATCTTCCCCTATCTCCCAATCCCCAACTGCAACTTTATACTGTCTATCAGCCATATGAGCTTCTAGTTGGGGAAAATTAACGACTAAAAACCTAATGGCCTGTGCAGCACTACTTACTTCAGCTTCAAAAGTCTTTTGACCTAGAAACTTTCCTAATTCTCCGTACAGCTTAATTTTACGCAGCATAACGAATCCTCTTACCTGTACATTTTAGCAACCATTCGTCTAA